CGGAATTTCATAATTTGGCTAGAATAACTGAACTTAAGAAGGAAATTACTTATAAGTTGCCCAATTCTACAAAGCAGATTGTGATGACACAAGGTTGGGAATATACTGCTCCTGCTGTTGTGGGTGATTGTGGTGCTCTTATTGGGATTTTGGATAAGACCATGCAACGTCGTTTGATTGGTATACATATTGCTGGTATAACTGCAAGGGCGTATGGTGCAGCACAAGTTGTAACTGGAAAGATGTTGCGTGAGGCAAAGGCCCATTTTGGTAACTTGGTCCAGGGTTTGCCCCTTCCTAGTGGAAATGTATTGGAAGATTCTTTTCCTCGAATGATTGAAGCTCATGGGAATTTTGAAATTTTGGGAACTCTTGCACGAAAGGAGCAGATTCGTTTGCCGGATAAAACATCAATTATTGCCACCCCGTTGTTGGATTCATTGGGACCTCATTTGACAGAGCCCGCTGTTTTGAGTCCTGATGATCCACGTTTGATTGAGCGAGTCTCACCATTGGCTTTGGGGATTGCAAAGTATGGTGTTCAGAGTAATCCTTTCAATTGGACTTATTTGTTGGATATTGTTATGGACATGTTTCAGGAATTTGAGGATTTTGATTATTTTATTTTAAATGAACACCAGGCTATTAATGGTATTATTGGGCGTGAGTATTTTGATGCGTTGAATATGACTTCATCAGCGGGGTTTCCTTTTAAGCTTTATATGAAACCTGGAGAGTCCAAGCGTGCTTTGTTTGTGGGTGACGTTCCGGAAGCTGCTATTTCTGATCCTTTGTTGCGTTCTCGTGTTGATTTTAGAGAGGAGCAGGCAAAGAAAGGGAATCGTGTACCTTCAGCTTGGGTGGATTGCCTAAAGGATGAGAAAAGAAGTTTAGACCGAGTTATGGTTGGTAACACTCGTGTATTTGCTATTGCCCCCTTGGATTTTGTTATATTGATGCGAAAATATTGTTTGGCTTTTGCGGCGAAATTATATAGTGCACGTTTTACAACTTTTTCAGCAGTTGGTATTAATTGTATGTCTATGGAATGGGATTTGATGGCCAATTATTTGCTGGAAAATAGTGATTTGGGTTTTGCTGGGGACTTTTCTAGGTTTGATGGTACTTTGTCTGCTGATTGTATGCAAGCTTGTTGTGACTTAATAAATATGTGCTATGGTGATGAGTTTTCTGGGATCCGTCAGGTTTTATTCAATGAGCTCATTCATACCGTGCATATTGCTATGGATTGTGTCTATTTAGCTAGTGGAGGAAATCCATCGGGAAATCCGTTGACAGTTGTTGTTAATACTTTGGT